AAATTATAAATAGATTAAACAAACTAAAGGTTTTCTATTATGGCAATTTATGCGAATCTTACCGCAGATCAAGGATCCACTTTTGAATCGTCAATTGACGTGACTGGTTCTGATGGTTCTGCTCTTGATCTTACTACATATACAGTTCGAGCACAAGTTCGCAAATCTTACAATTCTTCTACTGCTGTTGATTTTGCAACAACAAGAGATTCTTCTGGGGGCATCGGTCTTTCATTAACAGCTACTCAAACCGGTAATATGAAATATGGCCGATATGTCTATGATGTTGAAATCGAATCATCAACAGGAATAGTTTCAAGAGTACTAGAAGGACAATTAGAAATTACACCTAGAGTTACGAGACTATAAGGTAATATAAATGGCGATTAAAGCTACAGTAAATAGAGCAAATACAGCGGCAATTGCCGCAAGGACTAGTTCTAAGAAAGAAATTCAAGCAAAATCGATCGCTGTAGGTTCTGCTGGCAGGATTCAAGATCTATCTGATGTAGATCTTGGTGATATTACAGACGGAAAAGTATTAACATATGATGCAGCTACTGGTAAGTTCAAAGGAATTGAATCAGCAAACTTTGGTAAGCAAAGGCTAAATGATTTAAACGATCTTGATGTTACTCAATTGCGACAAGGGGCAATGGTAGTTTGGGATGAAGCAACACAGAAATGGGTAGCAAAACAAGATATCCAAGATGGTACTTCGCTAAATGGCGGTAGGTACTAACTTCATAATAATAACGGAGAGGCAATTAAATGTCAACTATCATTAGAATTAAACGTTCTACCACAGCCGGTGATCCTAGTACGCTGGCTGACGGCGAACTCGCTTACTCCTCCGCCGACTCGGGTGCCGTTTCTGGTGGTGGAAGACTTTACATTGGTATTGGTGCAGAAACTGCAGGCGATGCTGCTTCCCACTTAATTATCGGTGGACAATACTTTACAGATAAATTAGATCATGCGGATGGTACTCTTACTGCAAATTCTGCTATTACTACAGATGGTGATAATAAGATTGACATTCTAAATGTTGATAATATTACACTTAATGGTAATACAATTTCTACATCTGATCTAAACGGTAATCTTACTTTAGCACCAAATGGTACTGGTAACATTGTAGGTTCAAACAAACGTATCACAAGTGTTGCTGATCCAGTAAATGCTCAAGACGTTGTAACCAAAGCATACCTCGAAAGCAATGTCAATTTGGAATATATCCAAGATGATATTGGTGCAATGGTTGCTGGTGGTACTCAAAACGGTATTACAGTAACATACGATGATGCTGGAAACGCTATTAATTTTAATGTTGCTGACCCAACAATTACTATTGCCGGAGATGTAGCTGGTTCAGCCACAATGACTGATCTTGGTGATGTTACAATTTCGGTAACTCAGCAAGCTGACTCAGTAGATCTTGGTACTCATACAACTGGTAATTATGTTGCCTCTCTTGTTGCAGGTACAGGTGTTACCCTTTCAAATAACTCTGGTGAAACTGCAACTCCAACAGTTGAAATTGGTCAGGATGTTTCTACAACTGCTGATGTTACATTTAATAACGTAACAGTTGATGGTGTTTTAAACTCTGACGATATTACAGCTTCCACCATGACAGCTTCTGGTAACGTTATTGTTCAAGGTAACTTAACAGTAAATGGTACAACAACTACTGTTAATTCTAACCAAGTAGATATTGGTGATTCAATTCTCTTATTGAATAATGATGAAACTGGTACTCCATCGCAAAATGGTGGTTTTGAAGTTGAACGTGGTACCGCTGAAAATGTTCGTTTTGTCTGGGATGAAGCTGAAGATAAATTCTCTGCTCAGCAATATGATGGTTCTGATTGGGTATCAATTGGTATTGTTGCTGATTCATTTAGTGGTGAAGTAACTGGTGATATTACTGGTAACCTTACAGGTAATGTAACGGGTAATCTTACGGGCGACGTAACGGGTGATGTAACTGGTGATCTTACTGGTAACGTAACTGGTAACGTAACTGGCAATGTTACAGGCGATGTAACTGGTGATCTTACTGGTAATGCTGATACCGCTACAACTTGGGAAACAGCCAGAAATCTAACAATTTCTGGTGATGCAACAGCTACATTCTCAAGTGTAGATGGTAGCGCAAATGTTAATGCAGCTCTTACTCTTGCGAATACTGGTGTAGCTGCTGGATCATATGGCTCAGCTACAGAAATTCCAACATTTACTGTTGATACAAAAGGTAGACTATCTGCTGCAGGTATTGTATCTGTTGCAACTGCATTAGATATTACTGATGGTACAAATAATAATACTGTTGATCTACTGTCTGATACATTAACATTTACTGGTGGTACTGGTTTAACCTCAACTGTTGGTACTGATGAAGTTACCTTTACTCTTGATGATACAGCGGTATCTGCTGGTTCTTATGGTAATGCAACTACTATCTCAACATTCACTGTAGATGCACAAGGTAGATTAACAGCTGCTGGTACAACAGCAATTAATATTCCATCTACCCAGATTAATGACTTTACCGAAGCTGCTCAAGACGCAATGGGGTCAGCAATTAGTGCAGGTGGTCAAACAAACATTACGGTATCTTATGATGATGCGAATAGCGCTGTTGATTACGCAGTAGCAACCGCTACAACATCAGTTAAAGGTGTTGCATCATTTACAAGCGATAACTTCACGGTAGCAGCCGGATCTGTGTCTATAAATAATGTTGATGGTGGATCATATTAATTAAAGGTCTAAGACGTTATGTCTACAGCGATTAAGCTAAAAAGAAGTACTACACAAGGTTCAACTCCCACAACAGCTAACTTAGCTGAAGGGGAGTTAGCCCTTAATGTATATGACGGTAAGCTATTTTTTAAGAAAGATAATGGTACTGCCTCTATTGTTTCATTAGAAGCATATGACGCAAACAATCCATTACCTACTGAAAAAGGTGGCTTAGGTCAAGGGTTTACTCCTGGTTCGGGCCAAATTCCAATTGGTAACGCCGCTGGCGGATTTACTCTTAATAGAATTTTAGGTGGCAGTGGAATTCAAGTATCGAGTTCTGCAGGCCAAGTCGAAATTTCTTATAATGGTGAAAATACTTCTTCTGCTGCCTTTGCTCCACAAGCTAGGACTGATCTTGGGTTTGTTTATGAAGCAGCTTCTGCTCAGGACGACGAAGATCTTGGAATAGTGGATGAAACTACAACGTTAAGATACGACCTTGGTTCATTGCAACTTGACGGTATCGTATCACTATCAAATATTGACCAATCGGTGAAAGCTGATTATATTGGTTATTCAATTATTTTCGGATTTTAAAAGGATTACTATAATATGGCACGCCAGTTAGTTGAAAAATATATCTTTGCTCCAGATGCTGCAGGACTTGGAACTGTTAAATTTCCAGGAAAAGTTGATGAAACTCAACTTTTAATTATTGCGAATAAAACAACCCAAGAAAACATTTATGCGATTGGTGATCCAACACGTACTGGCTCAGTTTCGTACGATGCATCAGATAACGATACATTTTTCTCAGAACAAGATGGCGTAACAACAGTAACTCTTTCTAAAGATACTTCAACCATGTTGAGTAGTCATAAGATTGCTGTTTATACAGACGCTCCGCGACAAGTTGGTAATATCATCCGCCCATACGCATTTGGTGTTGATGCCGTAGAACGTATGAGAGTAGCTCAACCACAATCACTTATTGATGCTGACTTTGAATACGGTCTACAAACAACTAAATGGCAAAACTACGCTAACATTAGAGGAATTCCAGGCATTTTTGAAAAACCTGGTCTTGACTTGTTCTTAGATGATGTTGTTTCTAATGGCGCATCTCCTTCAGAAATTACTGTTACAACAACGGCTCCTCACGAACTAAATGTCAATGATCCAATCTTTATCTATGGATTAGGCAACACATCAGACTATGCCCGTGCTGAAGGTTCTTTTGTAATTACTGAAGTGTCAGATTCAACTACCTTTAAATTTATTGCAAAAGGTATTGTTGGTACTAATGGATTATCAATTGCAACTGGTATTACGTACGCAAGACGTGGTGGTTTCTATACCGGAGCTTCTTTGCCTATTTCATCAATTGCTTCCGATGGAGGAAACCCATCTGTAATTACTATAACGTGTTCGGCTAATCATGGCCTTGTTCCAGGTGCTCCACTTATTTCTATTGTAACATCTGCAGGTACAAGACACAATCTCGTTACAGGTAACTTCTTTGCTGAAGAAGTTCCATCGCCAACGACCTTTAAGTTTACTGCTCGAGTTGGTGGTGATGTTGATAATGGTACTACTATTACTTCAGATATTTTCTTAAGAACTGATGCGTTTGTTCTACATAGACCTTTTGATGGTGGTGTTCAATTAGGGAACTTTGTTCCATCTCACGGTGCTTCTATTTCAAGACAAACTAAGAAATACATGAGATATCAATCCGGTAAAGGTGTTCTTTGGACATCAGGTGTATCTCTTAATCCAGTTCTCAACCTTGACCAAATTCATGCCGATGGTACAGCTCCAGGATCTGCAATTACTGTTTCAACAGAATTAGATCATGGTCTTCAAGTTGGAGCTGAAGTTACAATTGATGGTGTAGTTACCGAAGGCTATAATGGTTCATATGGTGTAAATACAATTACATCTGAAAATGAATTTACTGTAGTTGCTTCAGCAACATTGGGATCTTCAACTGCTGTTATTACAACTAAGCCAAGAGTAACTATTAAGAAATGGCACGGTGCTTCAGTTCGAGTTGGACCATTCGATGATCAAAACGGATTGTTTTGGGAATTTGATGGCCAAGAACTTTCAGTAGTTCGTAGAGCTTCTACATTCCAAATTTCAGGATTTATTGATGTTGTATCTGGTTCTCAGGCAGTAACAGGTACTAATTGTAGATTTACTCAACAGCTTAAAGTTGGCGATAACGTAGTTATTCGCGGTATGACTTATAAAGTTGGTACTATTACTGATGATAACAACTTAACGATTAACCCTGAATATCGCGGTGTAAGTAATTCATCCGGTATTAAAATGGCTGCTGTCGTAGACCATAGGGTTAAACAATCAGAATTTAATATTGATAAATTAGATGGAACTGGTATTTCTGGTTACAATCTAAACTTAAATAAAATGCAAATGCTTGGGATTTCGTTCTCATGGTATGGTGCTGGCTTTATCGACTTTATGTGTCGCGGCCCAGATGGTAACATGATTCTTGCCCATAGAGCAAAACAAAATAACGTTAACGATGAAGCATATATGCGTTCTGGTAACACTGCGGTTCGTTATCAATCGATTAACGAATCTGCTATTGACTCATTAACATCTACAATTTCAGCTGCAGCAACAAGTATCCCATTGAGTGATGCTTCTAGATTCCCAACTTCTGGTACTGTTCTAATTGAGAATGAATGTATTAATTACACTGGTAAATCTCAAAATACATTAACTGGTTGTACAAGAGGTGCAACATTTACGCTATTCATTGGTGGTACTAATAAAGACTTTACGGGTGGAAGCGCTGCTTCTCACGCTGTAGGGAATGGGAATACTGCTGTAACACTTGTTTCATGTACGGCATCTCCAACACTGAACCACTGGGGTTCATCATATATTATGGATGGTGGGTTCGATACAGATCGTGGTTATTACTTTAACTACTCAGCATTGAATAACACAATTGCTGCTGGATCTGATGCATCAGTATTCTTTGTAAGATTGGCCCCTGCAGTAAGTAACTCTATTGCTGGTAATCTAGGTGAACGTGATTTGCTAAACCGTTCATCTATGCTTCTACAAAAATTACAAGTTCAATCTTCACAAGCTGTACAAGTTTACGGTATTTTGAATCCAGGTAATATTAATTCAGGCACTCTTACATGGCAATCAGTTAACACTGTTGCATTAGGATCTCAGCCTTCATTTGCTCAAATTTCAACCAGCAGTTCTACAACAGCTACTCCAGGCGAACAGATTTTTGCTACATTGGGACAACCTAATGGTTTTTCTGAAATTGACCTTTCAAATCTGAAAGAATTATCAAACTCAGCGATTGGTGGTTATAATAACTTCCCTGATGGCCCTGACGTTTTAGCAATTGTTGTAAATAATTTATCATCTAGTAGCGCAGATGTTAACTTAAACTTATTCTGGTCAGAAGCGCAAGCATAAATAGAATAAAGATTTAGAGGAAAAATAATGGCAACTCG